ACACCCTTATTCCTCAGGCTGATACGGCCAAACCGAAGCTTTCGGTTTGACGATTCTTCGACAGCTGTCCGACCGCTACCAGCCGACAGCTCGACCTCTTTTAGAAATGGCACGTACACCTCATCCGCATCCAGAGGCGTTTCGTCATCCCAGACGTCGATTGGCCCAAGCAACTCCGCGTTGGGTTCGATCACTGCGGTCCTTGCAGGCAAATCGCCAGTGATAAGAAACCCAACTGTAGTTGATAAAGCAGCGGCTATTTCGTCCAGCCGACGCCCGCGGGGTACGGACACCTCGGATTCCCACTTCTGGACGGCCTGAGGCGTGACGGAAAGACGGCGCGCCAGCTCCGACCTATTCAGCCCTGCTTGTTCTCGTTTTTGCGCTATGCGCTTACCTAATGTGCTCATCAGCAAATCATGCAACCCGTAGTTGTAAATTTCACTGTGAATGTAAGTTGTAGTTTTCCAGCGACTGCGATAACCTCTGGTTGTAATTGTAACTTTGAGGTTCAAAATGGAAGAGCTACCGATCTGTAAGGCAGCCAAGGCTGCTGGCGGCCAATCCGCCCTTGCTCGCCTCCTCAAGGTCACTCCTCAGGCGGTGCAGAAAATGTGCGCCTCCGGGCGTGTCCCTGCCGAGCGAGTTCTCGAAATCGAAAAGGCTACTGGCGTTTCTCGCCATGAGCTTCGTCCAGACATCTACCCAATTGCCGCTTAACCATTTCTGAAGCCAGGAGCATCACCGATATGTACGACAACAACCGTCACCTGAAGGATCGGGAAATCAAGTCTCGCTATGACGACGAGACATACGAAGCGCTGAAAGCCGTAGCACGCCTACACAAGCTTCAGCTCGCCGTATTCGTGCGCATGTGCGTCGAGGAAAAGCTGGAGAGCATCGTGGAACAGGATGTTACCGCTCAACGCAACATGGGCTGAAGTCCCTAAAGGAGCACTCCGTGCCTGAAAACATGATCTGCCACGGGATCGATGGGCAGCTCTACGAAAAGCTCGAGCGACTGGCAAAACAAGAAGGAATCACGCCAGAGCAATACGCCGCACGCTTGGGTAGAGAAGCGCTGATCGAGAAGACCAGGCCAAAGGGAGCGCGAAAGATTCGACTCCTACCAGTAACAAAACGAGACCCGCTGCGGGACTCAAAAGGGCCTGAAAAGGCAAGGGGAGGGACTGATGAAGACCTCGAATAGCTGGACCACCAAATCGGACGCGAAAAAAAACCGGGGCGCAATCCCGGTTTCTTTCGTTACATCTGGAGAAAACACAAATGTCTTTTGACCGGGAAAAGCATAACACCATTGTTTCTCTTTTCAAACAGGGCCGACGTCTTTCTGAGATTGCTAAGGAATATTCGATATCCAAGCAGCGCATAGGCCAAATTCTCGCCGCTCGTGGCGTTAAGGCATGCGAAGGCGGCCGGGCGCTGACAACCTCGATTCGGCGCGCGACGGAAAAGGCAAATAAGGAGAGCGCCCACTTTGAAAAATACGGGTGTTCAATTGCTCAGCTGAAGGCTGTTCGCGGTGAGCGCAGGGATGGAGCGAAGGCTCCATTCTATGCGTTTGATCATCAGTTAAAGCACGCCAAATCCCGAGGCATCAAATGGGAATTGAAGTTCTGGGACTGGTGGACAGTCTGGGAGAACTCCGGGAAATGGGCTGAGCGTGGCCGCGGCAAGACTGGCTATTGCATGTGCAGGGTTGGCGATGAAGGCGCTTATGCAATCGGGAATATCTACATCGCCACCGTATGCCACAACTCGACTATGGGGCGCACGCTTGCCCATGAGCGCGCAGCACCAGCTACTGGGTTCAGAGCTCTGATGATTGCTGCCGGCGGACGCATGGCCGTATCGGAGCGACTCGGCCTACCAAGAACTTACCTATCTCAGTTAGGCAACGACGGACATATGCCCCGCTCCTGGCTGAGCAACGGCCGTGCTCAGCTTTTAGTCGAGATGACTTGCGGAGCGTACTCGCTTGCCGACGTTGAAGCTCTTATTGACACGGCAGGTAGTCAGCAACTTCAAGTTTTGCAGGAGGCCGCGTAATGGCCGGGGACTGGATCAAAATGAGAATTGAACTTCAAACCCATCCGAAAGTTTTCCGCATGGTGTCCGCATTGCAAGCGGACAGATTGCGCGTTATCGGCGGACTGCATGTCGCTTGGAGCATCTTCGACACCCATTCAGACGATGGCGTGCTGCATGGCTACACCCTTGATGCGATGGATGCCGTTATTGGGTGGCAAGGCTTCACTCAGGCCATGGTCGACGTCGAGTGGGCCTGCATCACTGACAACCACTGTTTGATCATGCCGCGCTTCGATGAGCACAACGGAAAGAGTGCAAAACGCCGCGCAAATGACTCAGAAAGGAAGCGCAACTCCCGTGAATCCGGTGGTGTCCGCAATGTGTCCGCTAGTGATGCGGACAAAAGCGTGACCAGAGAAGAGAAGAGAAGAGAAGAGAAGAAAGATCAAGATCAAAAGACTTCCTCGCTTCCCGCTCGAGAAGACCTCTTCGCAAAGTTCTGGGCGCTCTACCCAAACAAGAAGTGCAAAGCGGCTGCGCAAAAAGCCTGGGCGAAGATCAAGGTCACTGAAGGTCTATTCGCAATGATTACAGATGGTCTTTCCAGGCAGGTTGTGTCGACCGCATGGACCAAGGACGGCGGCCAGTTCATCCCGCACCCATCGACCTGGCTCAACGGCCGGCGCTGGGAAGACGAGATTGCCGCCGCCCCTAGCAATGTCCACCCATTCCCTAATCAGTCCCGGCACACCGGATTTGCTGATCGCGATTACACCGCTGGCCTGACCCAGCGCGAGGATGGCAGCTATGCACTCTGAGCCGACCCGAGCTACTCCAGAACTACCACCCGGCACTCGCATCCAGCCTGCCGAGTGTGAAACCCACGGCGCCTACGAGCAGCGGGTCTTTCCTGTGCTGGGTCGTGAGCTGAAAAGCAACTGCCCCGAATGCGCCCGCATTGCTCGCGAGAAAGCAGAAGCTGCGGAGCAGGCGAGTAACGCTATGCATGCCCGACTGGCTCTCACTCGCAAGCTTGGCGACGCGTTGATTCCAAAGCGTTTCAACACCCGCACTCTGGGCAACTATCAAGCCGACAGCGAGGGGCAGCGCAAAGCACTGCGGTTCTGCCAGCACTACGTCCAGATATTCGACGAGATCCTGAAGACCGGCCGCTGCATGGTGATGATCGGGAAGCCTGGTACCGGGAAAACCCACCTCGGTGCCGCCATGTGCAACGAGCTGCTGCACAACACGTCGCGCACGGCGGTGTACCGCACTGGCGGCGCAATCCTGCAAGCAATTCGCGCCACCTACGACAAGCACAGCGAACGCAGCGAGGCCGAGATTCTGTCGAGCCTGATCGACCCCGATCTTCTGGTGCTGGACGAGGTAGGCGTGAGCAAGGAGCAGCCGAGCGACTTCGAGCTGACGACCCTGTTCGCAATCATCAATGGCCGGTACGAGCAGCAGCGCCCGACGGTCGTCATCTCGAATCTTGAGGCCGGTCAGTTGGCAAGCGCTATGGGCGACCGCTGCGTCGACCGGCTGCGCGAGGGCGGAATGATCGTGGTTCCGTTCGACTGGGAATCACAACGCGGCAAGGAGGGCTTCTGACATGGCCGATGAAATAGACATCGCGCAAGAGCGCATCGAGGCCGACATGGCCCACCGAATTGCGACGCGCACCGTTTACACCGGCATCAGCGCCAAAGAGTGCGAGTGCGGCGAGGAGATCCCGGAAGGCCGTCGTCTGGCTATTCCGGGGGTGCAGTTGTGCGTGGCCTGTGCTGAGCGGGTGGCGCTGGTGAAGCAGGGAGTGAGACGCGCATGAAGACCATCCACTACGTATCGCATAGCTGCGGCCTTCAAGAGTGTGATTGCTCGCCTCACTGCCATCAGTGGGGAGAAATCAAACAAACGAGCGTTGAGGCAGATGTCACCTGCAAGAACTGCTTGCGCGTTATGGCTGCCGATCAGAAGCGCAAAGCGAAGCGGATTTCTGCACAGATGGCTTCTCACAAGGCTTGGGCGGATGAGTGCAGGGGGTTCGAATGAGTAACATCATCGTCAAACCTCGCCACTTCTGGTCGGCCGGTGCGAGTCGCATCCGCGACGTGTTCCGTCTGGCCTTCCAGTTCGCCGCCGAGCTGTCCGTCTCGAGCGCGGTCGAGATCATCGTCCGCCCGGTGAAGTCCCGTCGCACCCTGGAACAGAACGCCAAGCTCTGGGCAATGCTCGGCGACATATCCCGCCAAGTTGATTGGCCGGTCAACGGTGTGATGCAGAAGCTCGACAGTGAGGACTGGAAGGCGCTGATGACCGCTGCAGCTCGCCAAGAGATCCGTATGGCTCAGGGCATCAACGGCGGCGTGGTCATGCTCGGGGAAAGCACCAAGCGCATGACCGTGGCTGAGCTGGGCGACGTGATCGAGTGCATGTATGCGTTCGGCGCCGAGAAGAGCGTGGTCTGGAGCGAGCCTAAAGGGCAGATGCCAGAACAGTGGGAGGCAGCATGACTCTCCCATCGAAGCCACGCAAAGCAAAGACCTGCGTCAACGAAGAGTGCAGGGCCTCATTCGTACCGCAGCGCCTCGGTCAAAAGGTCTGCAGCCCAGCTTGTGGACTGGCAGCCAAGGACGTGAACGCTGACAAGGCGCGCAAGGCCCTTGCCGAAGTAGGCCGCAAGGAGCTGAGAGCGGCCAAGGAGCGCGTTAAGCCGAAGGGTCAGTACATGCGTGAGGCGCAGGTGGCGATCAACGCATGGGTGAGGTTGCGGGACGCCGCGCTTCCATGCGTGAGCTGTGGTCGTCACCACGAAGGCCAATACCACGCTGGGCATTATCGGACAGTTGCAGGCAGCCCGGAACTGCGCTTCGAGCCGCTGAACATCCACAAGCAATGCGCCCCCTGCAACAACCACAAGTCCGGCGACATCGTGAACTACCGCATCGAGCTGGTGAAGCGCATCGGCGCCGATCTGGTCGACTGGCTTGAAGGGCCTCATGAGGCCAAGCGCTACACGATCGAAGACCTCAAGGCCATCACTGCCGAATACCGCGCCAAGACCCGTGAACTCAAGAGGACTGCAGCATGAACGGAAATATGCGTATCACCGCCGATCGTCATCCGTGGAGCCTGCATGTTGAGTTGCGGGCCGGCGTGGAAGGTCGTGATGGGAAGTTTCAGATCCTCCAGCCAGTCACCTACGGCGAAATCGCGGATGGCCAGCAAGCCGATCCATTTTTGAAGCTGAGCCCGGCCGATGCACAGCAGCTGCTTGACGAGCTTTGGCGTTGCGGCATCCGCCCATCTCAGGAGCAAGGTAGTACCGGGCAGTCTGCCGCCATGCAGAAGCACCTCGATGACATGCGGACCATCGCCTTCCACACGCTGAAGGTGAAGCCATGAACTGGACCCCGGTAGGCGAAAGCAAGCGCTGCATCTCGTCGGAAGAGGGCTATCTGGTCAGCAAGTATTCGATGCAGGAAGGGTTCGCGTATGTCGCGCGCACTCCGGCGCCGGCCTCGAAGATCCTCAGTTCCGGCACCGATCTGGCTCAAGCCAAGGCCGCATGCGTCACACATCTTGAATCGACACGGGGAGTAGCAGCATGAAAGCGCACGAATTTCTCGGTAAGGCCCAGGCTCTCATGCTCGAGCGTGGCAAGCAGTACGACAAGCCGGAAGGCGAGCGCAGCATGGCAACCACTGTGAGCGCGTTCAACACCATCACCGGGCAGTCGCTGAGTGAAGCTGAAGGATGGCTGCTGATGCAGATCCTCAAGGACGTACGCCAGTGGCAGAACCCGGCTTACCACGCTGATTCGGCCGAGGACGGCGTTGCCTACTCCGCGCTCAAGGCCGAAGCACTCGCAGGAGCTCAGTAATGGCCGAGCGCAAAGTCACCGACGAGCAGCTCATCGAAGCGCTCAAGACCATGAGCTGGCCCAAGGCTGCCGAGCACTTCGGCGTCAACGTGCGCACCCTGCAGCGGCGCAAGGAGAAAATGGCGCTGAAGGGGCATATCCTGGAGATGCACATCGAAACAAAGCTGCCGCCGTTCCTCAAGATCAAGGGCACGTCGCAGCTCATGCGTCGGGGTGAAGCTGAACCGTTGCTTTCCTGGGTCAAGACCAATACCGACGGAGAAGCATTAGAGGCCCTTATTCAGGCCTCTTGTGAGGCAGCGGTGAAGGACTTGCCGCAGATCGTGCCTCGTCCATTCGCTGGCACGTACCTGCCTGACCTGATGACGGCCTACCCAATCGGCGACCCGCACTTCGGCGAGTACATCTGGGCCGAGGAGTGCGGCGCTGACTGGGATCTGAGCATTGCCGAGCGCACGCACTGCGCGGCGATGGCTTCGCTGGTTGAGTCTGCACCACCAACCGAGACGGCGATCATCGTAAACCTCGGGGATGCCGCCCACTACGACTCAATGGCAGCCATCACTCCACGCAGTGGCCACCACCTCGACGCAGACAGCCGCTACGCCAAGATGGTCGACATCCTCATCATGGCCATGCGGCAGTGCGTGGAGTCGGCCCTGACGAAGCACAAGAGCGTCCATGTCGTGCATGTGATCGGCAACCACGACGAAACCGGTGCCGTCTGGCTCAGCCGCCTGTTCGCCCATCTCTACGCCAATGAGCCGCGGGTCACCGTCGAAACCTCGCCGAGCGTCTTCAGCTACTACCGCTGGGGCAAGAACCTCATCGGCATGCACCACGGGCACACCAGCAAGGCTGACAAGCTGCCAGGCGTCATGGCGACCGACCGCGCCAAGGATTGGGGCGAAACCCTGCACCGCTACTGGTGGACTGGGCACATCCACCACGAGAGCAAGAAGGAATACCCCGGGTGCACCGTCGAGTCGTTCAACACCCTGGCACCGAACGATAGCTATGCCACTGCCGGCGGCTGGAGATCGCGCCAGAACATGAAGGCGATCGTCCTGCACCGGGAACATGGTGAAGTCGCGCGCCACACCGTTCACCCATCCATGTTGAAGGAGGTGGCAGCATGAGTGACCAAGATCAGCGGTTGATGTGTTTCGGTTTCGGAGTTGTTTGTGGCATAGCCCTTATCCAGTTTTTTTGGCTGATGGCAGGTGCCGCATGAGAGACGCCGAAGATCTTCTGACCCACTGGGGCCGTTGGAGTCGTCAGCAGGTTGGTGTGCCGCGCTGCACATCCCCTTCCTACGTCCTGATGCGCGATAACGTGGAGCAGTTCGACAGCTTCCCTACTGCGGACATCACGGATGAAGAGGCCATGATGGTTGATCACTTCGTCGCGCGCATGGCCCGCAAGCATGCCAAGATGGCCGAGTGCGTAAGGGTGTACTATCGCGGTCTGGACAAAACCATGGCCGATGTAGGCAAGGAAGTAGGCGAATCCCGGCTCAAGGTGCGCGAGTACATCATCGCCGGGCACGCGTACATTGAGGCTTGTCTTGAGATGAGGGTGGCGGCATGAGAAAGACGGTTCCTGGCTGGCTGCTCCTAACGTCTTGCGCTTGCACGCTTGCCACAGTAGCGGCGTCGATGTGTTTTAGCGGAAAAACTTTCACTGATCTGCCAATCTTTCTATGCGCATTACTCTCGAATGTATGGGTGTTATGGGTTCTTTGGGGGTATCGACCGTGGCGAAAAGGTCAATCCTCTTGACGTGTTAACCGAGAACTGGCATATTGCCCAAAGATGCGGTTTTACCGCTTCGAACGGACACAACCAGCGCCAAGGGCCCGCACATGCGGCTGTCTTTATCGAAGATCTGCCTGTGACTGAGAGGCCTAAGGTTGAAGTTTGGGATAGACATTTCTGCTGCCACCAAACGGCAATAGCAGGCGTGCCGAGAGTTCGAATCCTTCAGGCAGATCTTCGATGCAGATGAATGCGCAGGCTGATGCGCGCAGAAACGAGTAAAGTTCGGAACGTCGTTAAAATTACTGGCCGTTAAATCGGTATGATGAGGGACTGACGTGCCTGACGCCTCCGTCGTGTAGGGGAAACCTGAGGAGGCATCGTATATCCGAATGCCGGAGATCAGCGCCGGCCATCTGCACCAATTCAAAGCCTCGCCACAGTGCGGGGCTTTTTTATGCCCGCAATCCACGAGGTGGACAATGCTCAAGCAGATCGGTGATTGGCTGAAGCACGCAGCGCGCTATTCGCATTTCCGTGTCTGCTCCAAGCATGAATGGATCCTCATCAACTTTAATGAGGGTGGCTCGAAGGCAAATTTCTATTTCGCCATCTGGCGCAATTCAGAAACCTTCAAATCTGCCTGGATGCTTCGCATATACGTAGGCGGTTACGTTTTCCTGCTACCTGCCCGCCTTGGCCTAACCGTCAGCAACCGGTTCAAGTGAGTAAGCCATGACCATTACCGTCGACGAAAAGCTGATCGAGATTGCTCGTTGCCTCGCAGATTCTGCTGCAACACTGTCGGGCACGGACATGCGGGTTCTGGCTGCCGAGTTTGCGAGCGCCGCATCGGTTCTGCTTGCTCAAGCCGTAAAGTCATCTGAAACAGTCAAGTTTGTTGGCTGATTTATTCCCCGCACTCCGCTCCCCAGCGGATTTTGGCGCCCACCCGGCGCCTTTTTTATTCCCCAACGCCGAGACCAACGAGGCGCCTATGAGATCGCAAGCCATGTCAGAACCCGGACCGTTTACCGCTTTGGGTGGCATCGCGCTTTACAAGCTCGGCGCCTTTGGGTTCGTCGCTGTACTGGCAGCCATTGTCGTTATGGCCATGACGCTGCCCAAGACGGTGCGTGAGTTCGTTGTCGCGATGATCAGTACGACCGTCTCCAGTATCTGTGGCGGCGCGTTCATCGTGCGCTGGTTCGATCTCGGCGCCTGGGCCAACGACGACATCGGTCTGATTGCCATTGGCGGCATCATCTTCGTCTGCGGCCTGCCTGCATGGGTACTGGTCCGGGCCTGGTTCAAGTGGGCCGAGAACCGCAAGGACAAGGATCTGGCCCAGCTTGCCACAGACCTGCAAGACCTGAAGAAGACCGTAACCGGCGGACAGTGACTCGCAATAGATTGCGCGAATCACGCCTCAGCTCCAGCAATACCAGCACTTAATTGCACATCGGTGATTCCATGACCCCAGAACAGTTCGCCTACTGGCTCCAAGGCTACACAGAGCTGACCGCCGGCCAGCAACCAACGCCTGAACAATGGCAGTCGATCACCGAGCACCTGAAGACGGTATTCGTGAAGGTTACTCCGCCAGTTGAAAGTGCGCCGAGAACTGTTGCCCCAATGTCCATCGAAGAGGCAATGCGCCGCTTCAATGAATCGCAACAGAGAGCGCCAACGCCTTATGGGCCGCGCGACCCGTATTGGGGTCAGATTCAGGTTACCTGCTAGCCATGCCTCGCCAGATCAACGTCCGCGCCTACCTTCCATGGTGGTTCCGCGCATACGTTCACGCTGTCTACGCATTCGCCTACATGACTGGCCTTGAGGTCGACCAAGACGTCATCCGGGCTCAGGCCAAGCAAGTCACTCGTTACCGCGAGATTGAATAACTGAAGGAACTCACCATGGCTCGCCCAACCAAGTACAAGGCGGAGTACGTTGAGCAGGCCAGAAAACTTTGCCAGCTTGGTGCAACGGACGCCGAAATGGCCGACTTTTTCGAGGTCACGATCTCTACGCTCGCCCTGTGGAAAGTGAAGCATCCAGAGTTTTCGGATGCCCTAAAAATGGGAAAGGAGTCTGCCGACCTTCGCGTTGAGCATGCCTTATACAACCGGGCACTGGGCTTCAGCCACGAAGAGGTAGACATCCGAGTAGTTGACGGCGCTATTGCCATGACCCCAATTGTTAAGCATTACCCGCCAGACACCACTGCCGCCATCTTCTGGCTGAAGAACCGTCGCCCTGATGAGTGGCGCGATAAGGTTCAGACCGAGTTCAGCGGCAGCGTTGCCATCGGCAAGATCACTCGTACCATCATCAAGCCGAAATGAGAGAACTGAACCTGCCAACGGCGGCTGTATTCGAGCCGCTGCTTGAGCCTGCTCGATATAAAGCAGCATGGGGCGGTCGTGGTTCTGGCAAGTCGCACTTCTTTGGCGAGGAGCTCATAGAGGACAGCATGGCCGCGCCGGGTGATAGCGGCGAAGGCATGCGGGCTGTCTGCATTCGAGAGATTCAAAAGGATCTAAGTCAGTCATCCAAAGCTCTCATCGAAGCAAAGCTGAATGCTCATCGGATCACTCAGGCTGACGGATTCAAGGTCTATAGCGACGTCATCTCTACCCCTGGTGATGGGATCATCATCTTCAAGGGCATGAACGACTATACCGCCGATTCGGTGAAGTCCCTTGAGGGCTTCAAGCGGGCATGGTGGGAAGAGGCGCAGACAGCTACGCAGCGGTCTTTGGACTTGCTCAAGCCAACTATTCGAGCGCCCGGCTCGCAACTCTGGTTTAGCTGGAACCCGCGTCACAAGAAAGACCCGGTGGACAAGATGTTCCGTGGCCTTGAGCTGCCGACTGGTGCCGTGGTGGTCAAGGCCAACTGGCGTGATAACCCATGGTTCACTGCTGAGCTGGAACAGGAGCGCTTGGATTGCCTCCGATTGCAGCCTGAGAAGTACGAACACATCTGGGAAGGGGGCTACGAACAAGTGCATGAAGGTGCTTACTTCGCGCAAGCCCTGACTAAGGCCAAGGCTGAGAATCGGGTTGGCCGTGTTGCCGCTGACCCGCTGATGACCATCCGCCTGTTCGCTGACATCGGCGGCACTGGCGCCAAGGCTGACAACTTCGTGTTCTGGGCTGCCCAGTTCATCGGCAGAGAGATTCGAGTCCTCGACCACTACGAGCAGCAGGGCCAGCCGCTGGCGACTCACCTGAACTGGCTCAGGTCGAAAGGCTACACGCCGGACAAGGCACAGATCTGGCTGCCACATGACGGTGACACGCAGGACAAGGTTCACGACGTGTCGTACCGCTCGGCCTTCGAGGCTGCCGGCTACATCGTTACCGTCATCCCGAATCAGGGCAAAGGCGCTGCAATGCTTCGTGTAGAGGCGGGCCGCCGGCTGTTTCCGGCCATGTGGTTCGACGAGACGCCAACCCAGGCAGGCCGCGAGGCGCTGGGCTGGTATCACGAAAAGCGCGACGAGATTCGCGGTATCGGCCTCGGCCCGTCGCACGACTGGGCCAGCCACAGCGCTGATGCATTCGGCTTGATGTGCGTTGCCTACGAGCAGCCAAACGCTACGGCCCCGGCCCCTATCAAATATCGTAATCGAGTGATCGCATGACCAAGATGACCGACGCGGATCTGGTGTCCTACCTCGAAGACGAGGCGCGCCAAGCCCACCTGTTCAATGACGGTGAGCTGCAGGAAGAGCGCGTCAAGGCAATGCGCGCATACACCCGCGAGCCATACGGAAACGAGGAAGAGGGGCGCTCTGCTGTTGTGGCGTCTGACGTGTTCGACGCTGTTGAAGGCATGCTGCCGGATCTGATCGAGGTGTTCACTAGCTCAGAGAAGGCCGTAGTCTTCGAGCCCGTCGGCGCCGAGGATGAAGAAGGCGCCGAGCAGGTCACAAACGCCTGCAACTACGTGTTCTACAAGCAGAACAACGGGTTCATGATCCTTTACACGGCCTTGAAAGACGCGCTTCTGCTCAAGACCGGCTCCGTGAAGTGGTACTACGACAAGAAGCGTGTGCCGACCTTCACTCGATACAACGCCGTCGATGAAATGCAGATCGCGCTGTTCATGCAGGACAACCCTGAGGCCGAGATCGTCGAGCAGGAGGAGGCAGAGCCATCCCAGGAGGAAGCTCAGCAGTTCCAGCAGATGGCCGCCGAGCAGTATCAGATGACCGGCGCCATGCCGGAAATGCCTCGCCGTTTTAATGTCAAGGTTAAGACCATTCAGGAGAAGGGATACTGCTGTGTCGTGGCAATCCCTCCTGAAGAGCTGCAGGTGTCCCGCCGGCATGACTCGCCGCTGCTGAAGGACTGCCCCTACGTCTGCCACGTCACCCGCCGCAGCGTCTCTGAGCTGCGCGAGATGGGCTATGACGTTGAGCCATCGGAAGTCCGCGCCGCCACCTCTGACAACGTGACCGATTACCGCGAGAACAACGGCGGCCGGTTCGACGATTGGGAGGATGAAGACCCGGCCGATGAAACCATGGCGCGCGGCTACCTGCGTGATGAATACGTGCTGGTCGACTACGACGGCGACGGCATCGCGGAACGCCGTAACATCGTGCGCCTTGGTGACCGCATCCTGGCCAACCGCGAGTGCAGCCATGTTCCGATCGCGGCCTGGACGCCGTACATCATGACCCACTCGTTCAACGGCATGTCCGTTGCTGATCTGGTCGAGGACTTCCAGCGCATCCACACCACGATCATGCGTCAGCAGCTCGACAACCTGTATCTGGCAAACAATCAGGAAACCATCGTCACGATGGACAGCCAGGGCAATCCACAGGCAGACATCGACAGTCTGCTCAACCGCCGTCCGGGCGGGATCATCATGGAGAAGCAGGCCGGCGCTGTTCGTCCATACACAGAACGCTGGCAGGGCATTGAAGCAATGCCGATGCTCGAGCAGTTGCAGGGTGAGAAAGAGAACCGCACCGGCTGGACGCGCTACAGCCAGGGTCTCGACGGCGACAGTCTGAACAAGACCGCCACCGGCGCCCAGATGATCATGAATGCCAGCCAGAAGCGCATGAAGCTGATGGCCCGCATTGCCGCCGAGTGCCTCGTTGCTCCGATGTTCCAAGGCATCTTCAAGGTGCTGACGGACAACGGCATGGAGGCGCTGAGCTATCGCCTGAATGGCAAGTACGTCAAGAGCGACCCGCAAGAATGGCGCGATCAGTACGACATGACGATCAACGTCGGCATCGGCACCGGTGATGTGCAGCAGCAGAACGTGTTCCTGCAGCAGATCGCGCAGACCCAGGCCATGGTGGCTCAGTCGCCGTTCGCCAAGTCGCTGATGAGCCCTGACAAATTCTTCAATGTGCAGGCGCGATTGGCCGAGAATGCCGGGTTCAAGAATCCCGAGGAGTTCTGGGTCGATCCCGCTTCCGTTCCGCCAGAGGCCGATCAGCCACCGCCGCCAGATCCGAAAGTCGTGCTCGAGCAGGAAAAGCTCAAGAACGACCAGATGAAGACCCAGGCCGAGATGCAGCAGAAGGCCGCTGAAGCCGACAAGGATCGCCAATTCAAGGCTTCCGAGGCCGATAAAGACCGTCAGTTCAAGATGGAGATGGAGCTGCTGAGGCTTGACCACGCTGCCGCGCACGCTCACCGCGACGAGGGATACCCGAATGCCCAGTGATTCCGATCTGCTGGACCAGCAAGGCCGTGGACAGGTCGCGCTCCAGTTGCTGGAAAACGAGCTGCTGAAGGAGGCGCTGGACGCCATCGATCGAGAGGTGATGGAACAGTGGATTGGCTGCCCGGCTCGCGACAAAGAGGGCAAAGAAGCCCTCTGGCAGCTCATCAAGACCAGTCGCAAGTTCCGAGAGGTGCTGATCGGGTACATCGATACAGGCAAGCTGGCCACGCACAGGCTTAAGCAGTACGAGGAGCAGGGGCGAATCGCCAGTCTGTTCCGCAAATAACAACGATTTCAACTACAGCCCGCCATTGCGCGGGTTTTTTTATGCCCGCCAGCCGGGCGAACTGGAGTGAGTGATGGACACCAACCAAGAAAGTGGAGTGTCGCTGGATGACGTATCCGAGCTTCTGGACGAAGCGCCCGAGCAGGTCGAAGAAGGCGAAGCAGCCGTAGCCGAAGCACTCCCTGAAGAGGAAGAGCAAGCCGAGGCCACGGAAGAAGACGACGGCGAGCTGGTCGAGATCGAGGGCAAGTCCTACCGGGTTCCGAAGGAACTCAAGGGCATGGTCCTCATGCACAAGGATTACACCCAGAAAACCCAAGAGGTAGCCGATCTTCGTCGTGAGGTTGAGGGGCGTGCGCAAGCCCTCCAGCAGCACGAACAAGTGTTGGGCGCCTCCTTTGAGAAGGCTGTCGAGTTCCGCCAAGTGCAGGACCGGCTCGCCCAATTCGAGGCTCTGGACTGGAACGCGTTGGTTGATGCGGACCCGGCACAGGCCCAAAAGCTGACCATTGCGTATCAACAGCTTCAGCGAGAGGCGCAAACCAAGTTTTCAGAACTGCAGCAGACCCAGGCCCAGGCTCAGCAACTGACGGCAACCCAGCGTCAGCAAATGCTCGCCCAGGCTGAACAGGATCTGAAGGCACGACTGCCGAACTTTGGGCCGCAGACCGCCCAGCAGATCCGCAAGACAGCCGAAGAGCATTACGGCATCAAAAGCGAGGAGCTCGAAGGCCTCGCAGACGCCCGTTACGTGCACGTCCTGCATGACGCCATGAAGTGGCGTGAGCTTCAGGCCAAACAGCCTCAAGCCATGCGCAAAGTCGCTGAAGCGGCCCCGGCAATAAAGCCGCAGCCCGCTCAGCAAAAGCCCCGAACCAATCAAGCCGCCTTCGACCGACTCAAGAAAAATGGTCGCGCCGAAGATCTGGCTGCTTTGCTCTGAGGAGAGTAAGCCATGACCCAACCTACCAACACCTTCGACTCCTACGCCGCTGTAGGTAACCGCGAAGACCTGCAAGACAAGATCTACATGGTGTCGCCGGAGAAGACCCCGATCGTCTCCTCGATCCGCCGCTTCAAGGCTGAACAACGCCTGCACGAATGGCAGCGCGACAACCTGGCAACGCCGAACAAGGACAACGCCGTCATTGAAGGCGACGACCGTACCGGCACCGCGCTGACTCCGACCGGGCGCGTGGCTAACACCGTGCAACTGTTCGACAAGGTTGCCATCGTGTCCACCACGCAGGAAAAGACCAAGTCCGCCGGCCGTTCTTCCGAAATGAAGTACCAAGTCGCGAAGAAAATGGTCGAGTTGAAGCGCGATCTGGAAGCAATGGTGCTGTCCGACAACGTGGCAGTGGCTGGCAACAGCACCACCGCGCGCAAGTCGGCCGGCCTCGGCGCCATGATCTACAGCAACGTGAGCCACGGCGGCGCGGGCGCTACTCCGGCCCACACTTCCGGCCTGGCAACTGTTGCTCAGACCGCCGGCACCAACCGGGCATTCACTGAGGCGCTGCTGAAGGGCGTGCTGCAAAGCATCTTCACCAACAGCGGCGAGATGCCTTCCATCATCAGCCTGACGCCGAGCCACAAAGGCACGTTCTCCGGCTTCGCAGGTATCGCGGTCAACCGCTTCAACGTGAGCAAGGGCAAGCAGGGCGTCATCGTCGGCGGCGCGGACGTGTACATGTCCGACTTCGGCGAACTGACTGTCGTGCCGAACTACATCCAAGGCACCGCCAACGCCAACACCGCGTTCATCTTGAACCCGGAATACGCGGGCATCGCTTACCTGGGTGGCTTCAAGTCGGAAGAGCTGGCAAAAACCGGCCACACCCAGAAGGAGCTGGTGTCCGTCGAGGCGTGCCTAGTTGTTACCTCGGAAACCGCTCAAGGCAAGGTTGCCAACCTGACGCCGTAAAGGGCAGCGGCATGGGATGGGGGCTTCGGCCCCCTTTCTTTTGCCTGTCGGAAATGCTCGGGAGTGAACATGACCAAGATTACCGAACATGACGCACAGACGGGGATTACCACGTCGGTGCATTACCTTGATGACAAGACTGTCATCCAGAAGACATACGACGCGCAACCACTGATCGAAGCCGCCGCGAGTATGCGCGCCGCCACAGAAGGTGAGAGCTGGGGCGAGATGCGGCACGTCGGCTTCATCCCGATGGCTGAACTCGGCACGATGATGCGCCAGGATGGGGGATTTGACCGCGCTCGACTGATCGCATGGCTAAAGGCCAACCCGAAACTCGCAACATTCAGCAAGGTTCTGCGATGAATTATTCCGACATCAGCACGCGCATTGCAGACTGGATCAACCGTGGCGATCTGACGGCTCGTATCCCAGATTTTATTGCGCTGGCTGAGGAGCGGATGAACCGCGCGCTACGCGTCCGGCAAATGGAGTCGTCGCTGGCCGCTACTGCGATCACTGACAACCAGATCACGCCCGCCGCCGACGTGGTAGACGTGAAGGCTCTATGGATTCCGAACTACGAGCAAACCCCGCTCAAGCCTCAGACCCTTGAGTCCGTCATCGCTGGCGGGTATCAAGGCACGCCAACCATGTATGCATGGGATGGCGCAGACCTGCGCTTTGACGGCGCCGGTGACGTTCAGGGCGTGCTGTACGTGAAGATCCCCGCGCTATCCACTGCCACGGTCAACTGGGTCAGCCAGGGCCCATGGAGCCTGTATTTGTGGGGCGCACTGATGGAGGCCTCCTTATTCGTGAAAGACGATGCAGCGGCAGCTACTTGGGAGGGACGGTTTCAGCAGGTGCTTGATGAGCTGCGCGGCAATGATCAGCGCCGGTCCGGGCCAATGGTTGCGAGGGCGCGCTGATGATCCCTCTCTTGGGTTTTGCGCCTGACGCAGACGCCACTACGCCGGGCGTGCTTACCTTATGCTCGAACCTGATTCCATATGAAAACGGCATGGAAGGTGCGCCTGAACCAACCACCCCGGCATCAACGCCCGCATTGCCCGCCGCGTGTCTTGGCGCAGCGGTTGTATCAAAGCTCGACGACACACGCCGCATCATCGCCGGCACCACCACGAAGCTGTACGAGCTTGTTTCTGGTGCCTGGAGCGACGTTTCCCGCGCGTCGCCATACGGTGGCGGTGTGGATACCCGGTGGGCGATCACTCAGTTTGGTGACGCTACCCTCTGCGCGAACCGGGCCGATGTGATTCAGCGCTCGACCGGGGCTGCTTTCGCTGATGTAGCAACCGCACCGAAGGCTGAGATCATTTTCACTGTTGGGGCCTTCGTCATGGCCCTGAACACCAACGACGGTTCGGAAAAGCCGGATGGCTGGCACTGCTGTGCCGCGTTTGACGACACGTCGTGGACGCCAAGTCTCGCCACTCAGGCGACGTCCGGGCGCCTTGTGGCCACTGCGGGGCGCCTGACTGCTGGGGCGCGCCTTGGCGAGTACGCCATCGCCTACAAACAGCGTTCGATTTACCTCGGGCAATACGTTGGCGCGCCGACCGTGTGGAACTGGATTCAGGTTCCCGGTGGTGACGCTGGCTGCGTGGGCAAAGAGGCGATTTGCGATATCGGCGGCGCCCACTTCTTCGTCGGCGACGACAATATGTGGATTTTTGACGGCACTCGGCCTGTCGCGGTTGCCGAGGGCGCGGTGCGTCAGTTCTTCTTCGACAATTCAAACCCAGCCTACCGCTACAGAACCATCTGCATTTTTGATCGGCAGAAGAACCTTGTGTGGGTTTTTTACCCGTCCCTCGGCGCAAGTTCCCCCAACGCCGCCCTGGTGTACCACATCAGCGCCAAGAAATGGGGCGTGGCCAATCGCAGCATTGAAGCGGCTCTGAACTACGTCGCTGCCGGCGTTACGATTGATGAGTTGCCTTCGATCTCTCCGACGATTGACGGCCTTGCGCCTTACTCGTTCGACTCGCAGTTCTGGCTTTCTGGCGGCAAGTCACTGTCGGTGTTCAACACGTCGCACCAGTTGCAGGCGATGACTGGGGCATCAACGATCAGCGCAATGGGCACTGGTGAAGTCGGCGATGACGACGCTGTGTCCTCACTCAACAAGATCAGGTTGCGCTACGCCCGATCGCCCGTATCGGCCACGGTGCAAACCTTCATTCAGATGAACTCAGGGGTTGGCTTTACTGCCGGCGCCAGTGGCGCTGTGGTGGATGGCAAGTTCGACATGCGCCAGACCGCCCGGTGGCACAAGGCGACATTCAATTTCGTCGGCCCGGTGCGCATCACCGCGATGGACGCAAATCTTGTTCCTGCGGGTGGACGTTGAGATGAAGACAAACACAACGCCAAGGGTTGGCGTAAACGACCCGATCCTGCAGCGAGAACTGCGCGAGCACGCCACGCAGATCAACCTGCTGTCAGAGGGGCGCATTGCCGGCTCATACACAGCTCTCGCCGCCGCGCCCACCAGTGGCGCCTGGATGCAAGGTGACAAGGTCGCAAACTCTGCTCCATCAGAGCTCGGCACCGCCGGCTCAAAATACTTCGTCGATGGCTGGACCTGTGTTGTCTCTGGAACTCCCGGCACATGGGTGCAGCGCCGCTGCCTGACAGGTAACTGATGAACAAACTGATCGCGGTGCCTACCACGCATATCGATGTGGCCTGGAAAGAGGGCGCGCACAACCTAGGGCTGGCCTGCGCCACATCTGGCGGCGAGATCACTGGGGACCAGCTGAAAATGATGCTGAGCCGGGGTGAGCGCAGCCTATTTCGGCTGGACTGTGACGATAAGGTCGCTGGCTGGGGCGTGATTGGCGTTGAGCAGATGCCGAATTTCCGTGTGCTGTTTGTCTACGAGCTGTATGCGCCGGGCGGCAGCTTTGAAACCTTTTTCGCCGAACTCAAAAACATGGCGGCCGCCTTTGGCTGCTTGCGAATTCGCTGTGCGGCCAAGCCTGCACAGGAGCGTCTCTATCGGCAGCGCTGCGGATTTGCGCCTGTCTACCAAGTCCTGGAGGTCGAACTGTGAATATTGATGCCTTGCACGAACAGCTTAGCGCGGAGTTCGGCGGCCCGGCGATGGGTGCTCTGCCGGCGTTCATCGGGGACGTCATTCGCCCTCACAAGGGTGGCAGCGGGCAATCCAGCTCGACCACTCAAAGCATTCCGACCGAGCTCAAGCCACTGGCCGCCGCGTACAGCGACAAGGCCATGCAGCTGTCGAACACTCCCTACCAGAGTTACGGCGGCCAGCAGGTCGCGGACATCAACGGGTTTCAGAACTCCACCACAGCTCGTCTCGGTCAGATCTTCAATACCGGCGACTCCTCGATGAACGCCGCTCGCAACGCGGTTACCAGTGGGCTCACCTCCGGCAAGGCCGCGACTGCGAACCCGTACGCCGGTTCGAACCAATATCTGCAGCAGAACATTGACGCGGCGATGGGCGACATCACCCGCAACTACAACGACGCCATTGCGCCCGGCCTCACCACGCAAATGGTCGGCTCCGGTTCATTCGGGAACACCGGCAATCAGGCCGCGACCCAAAACTCGATGAACGACCTGACCAAGAATCTTGCAAACACCGCTTCCGGTATGCGCATGCAGGACTACACCGCCCAGCAGCAACTGGCCGAGAGTTACGCCAACCGCAACGACCAGATGAAGAGCCAGATGTTAGGCCTGGCGCCGGGATACGAAAGCCAAGCCATGAACGTCGCAAACAACTTCGGCCAGCAGGCCAACATGTATCAGGACAACCAGCAGCAGCAGCTTGACGCGCAGTATCAGAACTGGTCAGACATGCAGAACGACCCGTACAAAAAGCTGGCTGCGATGTCCGGCGTATTTGGCTCCGGCCTGGGCAACACGTCGTCCACGAAACAATCCGGCGGGGGTGGTAAATGAGTTTCTTCGGCGATGTAGGCAGCTTTGAGCTGTTCAACTTGGGCGCCATGGGCAATCAGGTGAAGGATAACCCGGCGCGCCTGTTCTACGGCTCGGCAGATCCGTTCTCGACCGGTATGTGGAACAAAGTGCTTGGCACCAATGACAAGCCGCTGGTTGACCAATGGGGCGGCGCCGCGCCGCAGCGCTACGAAGAGGCGCAAGAGGCCGGCATCAATACCGGTCCTGGCAAAACGATGCACAACATCGCCAAAACCATTGCCTCGATCTATGCAGGCGGTGCGGCTGGCGGATTGCTCAGTGGTGGCGCTGGTGCTGCCGGAGGCGCTGCTGGTAGTGCCGGCACGGCAGGAACCGCCGGAGCCTCTACAGCTGGTGCTTCGACGGCGAGCGCGGGCTACGGTCTTGGCCAGCCGGTCGTGAGTGGCGGGGTCAGCAACGCAGCATATGCTGGCGGTAGCCAATCGCCGGGCTTGCTCAGTTCCATGGGCAGCAGCCTGTCGAACTTCAACACCCAGGCCAAGCCCTACATGGATGCGGCCAGTTACGGCCAAAAGGCCTATGGCTTGCTGAATCAAGGCCAGCAGCAACAGCCCATGGCGAGTGGGCCGATGCAGCAGAATACCAGCGGGCCGCAGACATTGGCGCAGATCGCGCAAGGTCAGCCGAACCCGCTGATCGCTCAACGTCAGCAGTACGCACAGCAGCGCCGCGCCGGCATGGGGAGAGTCTGAAATGGTTGATGGCATGAATGGACTGCTGGATTTCGTCAAGACTCCGGCAGGGCAGGGTTTGCTGGCAGCGGCATTTGGCGGTCTGGCAAGCGCGCGCTCTGATCGCGGGCCATTGAACACTATTGGCGCCGCCGGGCTTTCCGGTATTGCTGGGTACTCGGCTGCCAACTCGAACGCGCTGAAGCAGCAGAAGGCTGATCTGGTCCAGCGTCAGGCCCAGACGATCCCCACCCTCTACGGGAAAGGCGCTGACGGCGGCGACACCTTCGACTGGAAGGCTGCGGCCGCACTCGGTCTTGGCCCTGAAGATATTGCCAAATACGCACAGTTGCCGAACTCCACCCGTAGCAAGGTGGCGCGCACTGTCGAAGTTCCAGGCCAGAACGGCAGCAAGCAGACCATGCAGTACGACGAGTACGGCCGACCTGTTGGCGATGCCATTGACTCGTACGTCGCGCCGCAGTTGGTCGATACGGGTGGCGCCAAGCAGTTTGCCATCCCGACTGCCGGCCAGAGCTTCGCCATGAGCATGTCACCGGGCGAGCGTGCCGCAGATGCCAGAGGCTGGGCCGGGGTAAACAACCAGCGTCAGCAGAACAGCATCCTTCAGGACGCCAACAACATTAATCGGATGGCCCAGCGCACGCAGATTGTGCAAGGCGCAGACGGCCAGAGCTATCTGGTCGACAAAGGCACCGGTCAGGCCAAGCCTGCGCAGATTGATGGTGGAGGCACCGTACAGTCCGGGCCGACTGCCGAGGCGGCGGTGAAAAATCAGAAAAACATGGGCAAGCTGGGAGCTTTGATCACTCAGGCGCGCGGCATTCTACCGGATGCCACCGCAAGCGGCATCGGTGCGAAAATCGATGATGCGAATCGCTTCGTCGGGCGCACCACCACTGGCGCTCAGGCTGCCGCGAAACTCAGCGCCATCGGCGGCAACATGCTGATGATGATGCCGCGCATGGAGGGACCGCAGTCTGACCGGGACGTCGAGAACTATAAGCTGATGACCGGCAAGATCGGCGATCCTACGATTCCAGCAGCAGAGCGCGCGGCAGCGATGGATGCCATCGAAGAAATCGCCAGCCGGTACGCAGGCGGCGCTCCGGCAGTTCAACAGAGCGCGCCGCCAGCAGCCAAGGCATCCATCGTGCGCACAGGCAAAGATGCATCCGGCCGCAAGGTTATTCAGTATTCCGACGGGAGAATTGAGTATGGTAATTGATCCAGGCTCGATTCAGTGGGATGACGCGCCGCAGATTGACCCGGCGGGCGTGACGTGGGATGACGCGCCAGCTCCATCGGCTCCAGTGCAGGCAGGGCCAGAGCCGGCCGCACAGGTTGCGGCACCATCCCATCAGGCCGGCCGCTTCGGGAATCTTCCAGCACTGCCAGATAACGCCGGCAAACAACTGATGCAGGGCGCCGGCAACATCCTCGGCGGGGCGCTGCGTGGCGCCGGCTCGATCGGAGCAACTATCGTCGCGCCGTATGACATCGTTCAGGATCTTCGCGCAGGCAAAGGACTGTCGCTGGAATCGAACCGTCAGCGCCGGGCGGATATGGATTGGGCGCTTCAGGATCTGGGCGCTCAGCCTGATTCCATGGCTTTCAAGGGCGGTAAGCTCGGCGCTGAGATCGCCGGGACTGCTGGCGCGGGCGGGATGCTGGCGAAAGGCGCGGCAATGCTGCCGGGCGCGGCAAAGATCGCCCCGCTGATCGAATCCATTGGTTCGGGTGGCTTCCGGGTAGGCGGCATGCATGGCCTTTCTGGACTGGCTACGCGGGCGGCAGGTGGGGCAATTACAGGTGGAGCATCGGCCGGCATCATTGACCCAGAATCTGCTGGATCTGGGGCAGCACTTGGCGCGGCATTCCCAGTTGGCACCAAGGCTCTTGGGAGTCTTGGCGTGATGATCGGGAACGGCGCAAAGAGTGTTGTTGAGCCGCTATATGATGCCGGCAGGGAGCGGATTATCGGAAGGGCGCTGAAAGAGTTTTCCGGCGGGCGTGCAGATGAAGCGGCGAGGAATATGCTTTCTGCGCGGGAGCTTGTTCCAGGGTCAATTCCAACTACCGCAGAAGCCGCCGGGATTCCGAGCCTGTCGGCGCTACAGCGTGCGAGTGTCAACGTTTCTCCTGAGGCTGCAAACTCTCTTGAAGCGCGATTGATGACGAATAATCAGGCCCGCGTTGATGCCTTGAGTGAGCTTGCCGGGACTTCTGGCGCGCGCGAGGTTGCAGAGACTGCAAGAGATGATGCCGCCGCCGTTGCATATAAGACCGCCAGACAAAGTGATGCAATGAAGCGCGAACTGGCCACACAGCAGCAGCTAACGAAGGATGCCAAAAACGTCGGGTTTGAGTTTTTGGGTAATGTGCCAAAAAGGACACAGGCACAATCTGAAGAGTTGGCCATTCGGCCATCGCAAGCGCTCATTGATCTGGCTAAACGCCCAGCGATGAGAGGTTATATCCAAGAAGCCAAAAACCTAGCTGCCAACCATGGCTTCCTTATTGATAACCCGCTCACGTCAATTGATGGCCTTCATTACCTGAAGTTGGCGATGGATGACGCTTTGAAGGGCACCCCCACAACGTCTCTTGGGCGCAACGCGAAGAGCGCCGTCATGGGAATGAAGGAAATTCTGACCAAGGAAATGGATCAGGTTTCGCCAGTTTATGGCGTTGCCAGGGGGGCTTATCAGGAGGCGTCGAAGCCTCTGAATCAGATGGCCATTGCCGAAGAGCTGATGAAATCGGTCAGCCCACTCACAGGGAAGATCCGGGCCAACCAATTTGCCAGTAAATTGACCGACAAGACCGCTCAGACTGCAACAGGCTTTAATGGCGCCACGCTGGAAAACACCCTGACTCCGGCACAGCTCGGACTGCTCACAAGCATAAAAGAAGACCTTGCACGCGCTGAATTTGGCGCAAATGCTGGTCGTCCAGTCGGCACCAACACGGTTCAAAACCTGGCCTATAGCAACATGATGAATCAGTTTGGCGTGCCCAACATGCTCCGCAACAGTCCGATCGGGCAGGTTGCCGGCGGGTTGCTTGGGAAGGCGGGCGACCTAGTGTACGGGAAAGCGAATAAAGAAATTGCTGAGCGACTAGCAAGTGTCATGCTAGACCCGAAAGAAGCCGCAAAGATTATGCTAGCCAAAAAACCTCAGCATCCCTTGCTGAGGAAGGCTGCGGAGCAAAGCCTACTCTCAACATCCAAGGCGCTCCCTGCACTTATGGCGCAGTGAACCCGATGTAAATGCCATAGATTAGCGCGCCACCCATCAGCACCAAGCCTTTCCAGATCATAAAATCAGTAAACGCAAAATCCACTAACACCTCCAAGCCCGCCATGTGCGGGCTTTTTATTGGGATGAAAAAACATGCCCGTTCCTGCTTCGATTGACGATCTTTCGCCAACGCCGGGGAGCAACAGCCCTGCCGGCTCCGAATCACCCGGCCTCATCGACGACTATCTGCGGACTATTTCTGCATTTGTTGCTCAGTTGCGTGATGCAGACGCTGTTCTGAGAACCGCCGACAGAGCCATATCGTCTCACGGCGTGCGCATGTCCGTGCTTGCTGCGAGCGCGACCGGAACACTGACCGCAGACGAGATCGTTTGCAAAGGGACTGGTGTTTCCTGGATCTTAAGCGCCTTCAGCAAGACGATCAATCTCTCCACAACTGGCGCCGGAGGCATGGACACTGGCGCCGCTCCGGCCAGTGGATATGTCGCGCTTTATGCGATCTACAACCCGACCACCGTCACTTCAGCGCTGCTTGCAAAAAACGCCACGTCTGCAGTGCAGACCGAAACGTATACCGGCGCCAATATGCCATCTGGCTACACTGCATCCGCGCTATTAACGGTTGTTCCTACAAACGGATCAGGGCAGTTCGCCATCGGCACACACGTTCAAGACGATAGCGTCTGGATCCCGGAAAACGTTTTCTATACCAGTTCAACGCCGCAGGCAGCCCTTTTTATCAGGGACATATCGGCAGTTGCCCCGCCGAACGCCAAGAGCGGAGATTTCAGCACCGCCATCGGTTCAAGCAATGCCACTGTAACCGTGACGACAGGTCTGGCTGGTACGGCCGCTATAGTTTCCGGGGTAGGTATTGGCGAAAAAAGGGCTGCTGCGACGAGCGCCAATGTTGGCGGGGCTGCGTTCCCCATGCATTTCGCCAATATTCCGATCATCACACCGCAGACCATCTACTACCGTTGCACGGTAGCAAGCGGAACGCTTTCATTCTCCATCGCTTGCAACAGGTATTCAATTCGATGAAGATTCTTGTTATTGGCGACTCGACTGGCGTAAGCGCAAGTCACCTGGGCCCGAACGGGGCGTACAGTGGCGTTTCTCCATGGACCGAGTGCGTGATCGCCGGCCAGTTGCTGGACGAGAAGTTCGGGTGCGGTGTGTTCACGTTCATCAACGTCAGCCACGGTGGTACGGATTTCCGTAGCTGGCGGTATGGCGATGCGACCCTGTTCCTGCCTGCGGTGATTCCGAGCTTGTCGAGCCTCCTCGACACATATCCAGACGTTGATTTGGTCTATGTTCAGCTCGGCATCAATAGCGCCTTGCGCGGACATTCCGTTGCTGGTATCACGACTTTGGCCACAGAGATGTGCCAGATCGTCGCGGCGAAGAACAAGAAGATCATCTTCGGCACCCCCAACCCAGTCGTATATGGCAATGGCGACGTCAACACCAAGCTCGCTCTGTACAGTGAATCGCTAGTTAGCATGGGAGGATCTCTCGGGGTGACCGTGATTGATCACTACAAGGCCATCGGCGCCACCAACGTATGGTGGCGGCTGCTGAAAGACGGCCTGCACCCGAATGAGGAGCTTTATCGATTCAAGGGCCAAACGCTTTTCATGACCTTGGCGCATTCATTACTGGTTTAAGAGGCCTGAAATGACAATTTACGTACAGTTCAAAGACGATTCAAAAACCGAAATCGTCTCTTGGTTCGGCCGCAAGCCAAAGCCGGACAGCGAGCCTCACGTTGGCGAGGTTGAGGCCAGCGATCAGCGCTACAAAGCATACTTCGAGAAATTTCCCGAGGAAGCTCGTATGGGCATGCCGGCACCTGAGAATTTATAGAGGCTGGATCGTCTTCAATGATTTGGCGAACAGCTCGCCAAGCTTGATCTGGCCGGCGGTATCGTAGTGCAGGCTGTCGGGGCCTTTGGTCAAATGGTCGCTGTCAAACCATGCGTAGTTCGCCGAGGCCTGTTTCGCCTGGGCCTCTCGGACAGCTTGAATGAAGGGGAACTGTTCAAGCGGGGCGGTCACACGGCAGGCCACGAATGGAAGCGATGGTGATTTCAGGTCGGCCCTGATGGTCTTGATGAAGTTCGTCAGGTTATGGTCGTAGGCCTCTGCCATCTCCCGGGTCCCGCCGTCGCTTTCGCCCTGCATCCACAGAACGCCGGCAATGCGGATGTTTTTCGACTTCCTGGCCTCTGCAACCATCTTCATGGTTTTGGCGTAGAACCCATCAGCCCTGGCTGGCGACCACTCGCTGGCCAGGGTGGTCGCGCCCGCGCTGACCTTGATCAGGCCGAAGGTCTCGCCCTTTTTCGCCATGGCATTGGAGAACGAGATCTCCGGGCCGAAGCCTTTTGGCTCTGTCACGTCCGGGGCGAGTTCAACCCACTTGCCATCCGAGAAGAACAGCGCGTAAGGCTGGGTACGCCGGAGGTTTTTCGGCAGGTCATCGGCAATCGAACGCATGCCGACCATGTTGCTCTGCCCCAGCAGAAGGTAAACCGGCATCGCGCCGCCCTCGTTGGGCTGATGCGCTTTCGGCTGCTTGAAGATGGAAAAGAGAGACTTGAGGATCCCTGTCATGCCTGCATGTTCCTTGGAGTTGAATGGCCTGATCGCCGGCCGCCATTGAACTGTTATTTTCCACCGGAGTAAAGCGATGCCAATCACCACGCAGCAGTTGCTGCAGATCCTCCCGAACGCCGGCAAGCAAGCCGGCGTTTTTGCGTCTGCGCTAAATTTGGCCATGGATCGGTATCAGATCAATACGCCGTTGCGCATGGCGGCGTTCATTGCCCAGGTCGGGCATGAGTCGGGGCAGTTCCGGTACGTGAAGGAGCTTGGCGGCGACCAGTACCTGGGCAAGTACGACACTGGGACGCTGGCAAAACGGCTGGGCAACACGCCCGAGGCTGATGGCGATGGGCAAAAGTACCGGGGCCGGGGCCTGATCCAGATTACCGGGCGCGACAACTACCTCGCGTGCAGCAAGGCGCTGTTCTCAGATGATCGGTTACTCCTAACACCTGAGCTGCTCGAGCAAGCCGAGTGGGCCTGCAAGTCTGCGGCGTGGTTCTGGAACTCGCGCAACCTGAATGCCCTGGCCGATGCCGGCGACATGAACGGCATCACGCGGCGCATCAACGGAGGCCTGAACGGTCTGGCCGAGCGGCTGGAGTTCTACGAGCGCGCACTGAAGGTGTTGGCATGAATGCGATCTTGCTGCGACTTCTTCCTTATATGGCTGCGGTGCTGATCGGGGCCATCGGTGCCTGGATGTGGCAGGCCAACAGCTATACCGCGATCCTCGCAGTCAGCGAGGCCAATCATCAATCTGAATTGGCTGCCATCTCGGCCGCCGGCGCTGCGCAGGCCCGGCAGGCAGTGGAGAAACAGCAGGCCGCCGAACAAGCACTCGCCGCCCTCGATCAGAAAGCCCAGAAGGAAAAGAACGATGCCCTCGCTGAAAATGAAAAGCTGCGCGCTGATATTGCTGCTGGTACTCGCCGGCTGCGCATCGCGGGAAGTTGTCGTGCCAGTGGCGGCGACGTGCCCAGCACCGCCGGAGCCGCCAGCGTGGACAATGCAGGCTCCGTCGAACTCACTGGACCTGCTGGACGGGCTGTTCTCGACGTTCGGGCAGGAATCATTGCCGACCAAGCAGCCTTGAAAGCGCTTCAGGAGTATGTGACTCGGGTATGCAGACCGAATGGCTAGGCTTTTTGCATAGCCAGATATTGATCCACCCGAGCCTGTTCTCGCGCATAGTCATGCGCCCCTTTCATGGCGGCGACCTCGATGATTGTCGAGCGCTCTGCTTGCTCTGCATCAAAATTATCAAGCCATAGAGGGGTTAGCACACATCCAACAAGAATTCCGGCATGGGACCGGCGCCCAGTAATGCCTGCCTCGCAGGCCTCGATATGAATATCCAGCCTGCTTTTGAGTATTTCGCTATGCGCTGAGTTGTAAGCTGGCTCAAAAATCTCACCGTTAAGGTACGGGGTGCCGTCAATCCACTCAACTGGTAGCTCTGAGTTGTGAATGGCCATGGTTACAAGCTGCCTGTTGGGGATCATGGTATTACCTCGGGATGATGGCGTGGACGATTATAGCTTGCAGACACGCGAATAGGATTTCAGGGGGGATGTGCAGTAGGCAGAACGCCTGAGATGGATGTTGCTGAAATGCTGCTGAACGCCGCGTGAATCGACATCAATCCACAACAACCCTCAGCAACATTCCAAGGCCAAGATGCAACGAAACCCGCGCTGGGCGGGCTTCGAAGGTGTCTCAATTGGTGGAGCCGGGGGGATTTGAACCCCCGTCCGCCAGTACTCCGCTGTCGGTACTACATGCGTAGCCGTTTCTATTAAGTTAAC